CTGCCGCATACCCTCCTCTTTCTCGCTCGCGATCGGCGAGCGAAACTTGCAAAACTTCATCAGGTCCATCGCCACGGCCATGCCGTCTGGCGAGCTGAAAAACAGACGGTAGGCGCGGACGAGATCGGCGTTTTCGGGCGTCATGCAGCCTCGGACTTCCTGGCATAGTCCTCGATCGACCGGGCAAAATTGCGCAGCACGGCGCAGACCTCGGCCGGGTCTCTCGCTTCATCCGGCGAGGCCCAGAGACCAAGCGGATTGCGCCACGGGTGCGCGGCCGCGGTTTGCGAGCCGTCCTCCCATGTCACGGTGCAGACCAGCGCGGGGTCGCCGCCGTTGTCCTGCCGCTCGACGGTCAAGCCGGTGATCTTCATGCCGGGACCGGCCCCCCAATGCCGCGGTTCATGCCGGGCGCGATACCGGGCTGGTTCTTCTGCACGGCGGCCTGGGCCTTCATCATTGCCGCCTGCGCGGGCATGGCTTGGATAGCCGCCTGCTGTGCCTGCGACTGCGCGCGCGCCTTGCGCTTGTTCGCCACCATCTGGTCGTCTGCCATCCAGTGCTCGGGCACGTTCTGGATCGCGGCGATCTCCGGCAATGCCGTGTCGAAGTCGAACCGGTCGAGATAGGACGGGTCCTGCGTGATGTTGACGACTTCCTTCGCGGTCTCGACCGTGCGGATGAAGCCGGCCGCCTCCTGCGCGCGCTGCGACAGCGCCAGCGGCGAGGTGTAGACCACCTGATATTCGCCGCGCGCCTCCCGCATTTCCGGCGGCATCTGCGGCAACAGGCCAAGCGAATTCAGAACGTCGATCTCGCGCTCGATCATCGGTCCGAGATATTCTGTCTCCTGCCGCCCGAGCGTCGGCGCAATCAGGATGCCCTTCTCATTGACGAGCTCGATCACCTGCGTCGCCGTCATGTTGGGGTGCTCGCTCAGAACCTTGAACAGCGTCACCAGGAACATGTCGTCGATGATGGCGCGCTCCTCCATCATCATCTCCTTGGCGATCTGGATTTCCCCTGACGGCAGCGTCTGCACCAGCAGCCTGCCCTCCTGGTTCACACCGCCCTTGTTCTGCGCACCGGGCTTCAGATTGACCTGGTCGAGAATGCCGTCGTCGGCCATCAGCAGGACCGGATCAGCGGCGCGGTGCGCCTGCTTGAGGAATACCGACTTCTGCGCATTGAGCGTCTTCAGCGCGGGCAGCACCATCTGCGCCGGCCCGCGGCCGTAGACCTCGCGCGGCGCCTGGTCGTAGCGGCTGACGGCGTAGGGGAACGTCCGATAGCCGCTCTCCTCCTGCATCAGGCAACCGCCCTCGATCGACACGTAATGCGACGCAAACGGCAAGCCTTTGGCATCGTAGCGGTCGCGGTCGTAATCGCGCCTCGGTTTGACGCAATGCAGGAAGTTGAACGGCTGCTGGCTGCCTTTTTCCAGCGCGGCCGTGATCTGGATCGGCAGGTTCTCGTACTTCCATTTCTGCGCCGCCTGCTGAGCGGTGAAACGGAACCAGCGGATATTGCTGTCAACCTGGCCCTGATGGTTCTCGGCAAAGAAACACTCGCCGAGTGGCACCGCCCGGTAGCGCAAGCCCTTCGCGCCGTGATAGTCGCGCCCGTCGAAGGCGTCGATCAGCATGCAGGCATTGCCGAAACCGCCGAGCGATCGGAAGTTCGAATTGTTCTGGCCGCGGAAGTTGGCAAGCGGGTTGCGACGATAGCTGAACAGCAATCGCGTGACCGTGTCGAAATACAGCCGCACGCGGCGGGATTTCATCAGGTCTTCGTTGCTGGCCTGAAGATTGTGCCATTTGCTGTTGGCCGGCGTCAGCAGCGAGTCCGCGATCGCAGCGAAGCGATGCAGCGCCAGCATGCCGGAGGCATCGACTTGTTGGAAATTCTTCTTCTGGCCGGGCCAGTTCCAGGAGCCGTAGAAGAACGTATTGCGATGCTCCGGCCAGATGAGCTGAGCGGACTCTTCCCACTGGCCCGCGAACACGTTGCGCCAGATCGTGCGCTCGGTGAAATCGGCCATGATGCCCCCGACGATCGACTGCTCCTCGGAGGAGATCATGCGGTATTTGCGCACGCCATCAGCCATCAGTGCAGCACCATGCGCTTGGCGTCGGGATCACTGCGATCCATGGTCGGGTCGAGGCGCTGGTCGGCCTTGACCCAGTGCCTGATAGCGATGAACAGGTCGATGCGCTCGGCATCATCGAGCTTCAGCCGGTCGGCGAGCTTGCGGAAGATGCCCTGCATCTGATTTTCGGACGCGAAGACGATCACCCCGCGATATTTGTTTCCGTCGGGATGGATCATGTCGGCGATCACGGCACCGCGCTTGTCGATCTTCGGATTCGAACAGTAGAACGGCGCGCGAATGTACGGAGCCCCGTTCACCGCATGCAACAGGAACGGCAGCGTGTCGTCGTAATTGTCGGCGAACAAAGACGTCAGCGCGGTCCGCAGTTGGGGATTGTCAACGGCAAATCGCAGCGCGCGGCCTTGCCACGACTGCCGCAATTCCTCGGCGTGCATGCGCGGATTGATGCTGTCAGAGCGTTCCGACACCGCCAGCCCCCGTTCCGCCGAGCAGAAGTGCGGCCGCCGGCGACTGCAACTGCGATAGCCCCATCATGCGCTTTTTGCGCTCCTCCTCGGTCTCGTCCTGGACCTGCTGCTGCAGGTTCGAGCCAAGGCCGAGATCGGTTGAGGCAATCCCGGTCAGGTTTGGCTGGCGATTCGACGGCATTTCGGCTCCGAAAAGGGGCGGCGGGGTGCCGCGGGACGGCCCCGCCGCCACCAGTCTTGAGAGAACCCCTAGGTACGCAGGCTGCAACCTGTTCGCGCTGGGTCAGCCGAACAACGCACCGCGACAGTCAGGAGCCGGTGAAGAGATCGAAATCGGTGCCGTTCGCACGTTCTTGCGAGCGCCAGCTCGTCCCATAGAACCGCTCTATCGTTTTGGCGAACCGCAGATCCATGCAGCCGACGCGCGTCGCGCTGAGAAGGTCATCGTCGATCTTGACGACCTTGCCATTCTCGCGGTGATAGCCGCCGTACTCATCGAACCACTCGACCAGATGCGCGGCGACCAGCAGCTTCTTGCCTTCAAGCCGCTCTTCCACGATCGTAATGCCGGCCTCGAAATTGTAGCCGCCATCCGGGAATGTCGCGTGCGTTGGCCGCATATTCAGGCCCAGTTTCTTGTAGATCGTGGCGATCGTGTCGTTGGTCTGGACGCCGGCGCCGGTGCCGCCATCGTGTGGCCATGCCACCGGCGCAAGCCGCATCGGGCTTTCCTTGATGCGCGCGACATGGTTTGCGGCCATGCCGAACATGCGGACGGCGTCCATGATGTAGACGATGTCATTGTCGCGGTCCCAGGTCAGCAGGATGGCAGCGAATGGATGCCCGCTGCCCTCCTGCCCGGAGTGCCGGAAGTCGAGTGCCCACAGCCACGGCCAATAGGGCGGAACATCGCGCGGGCTAAGCTTGTGCTTGATCTGCTCCGGATCCGTCTCGAACACGGCGCCCTGCCCCTGCGCATCGCCGCCGAAGGCACGGGTCGCGGCCTTCTTGCCATAGCGGGCGATGATCCCGGGAATGCGCTCATCCGGGATGTGGCCGCCGTTCGATACAGCGGCGTCCCAGATCGTCATCAGCACCTCGCCGGTCCCGGGCGCCCCGCCCTTGAAGTGCTTGCGCACCGGCGAAAGGCCAAGCATCGGCGACATCGACCAGATGATGATCCCGTCCGTCGTGGTCAGACGCGCCTGACACTCCTCGTAGATTTCCATGTCGCCCGGGTCTTCGTCGCCCCAGACGACGTCGACGGGCTCGCCCTGCCATGCCTCGCGACCCATGGCGAAGGTCTTGCCGCGCAGAATCGCGTTGCCGCCACCTTCCCGCGTCAGCGAGATCGTGTCGACAAAATCCGAGATGCCGCGCGCCATCGTCGGGCGGCCAACGATATTGTCGAGCGGAATGAGACCGGTCCCGAGTCCGCCTTGCTGGCGGATGTCGCCGAGCAGCTTCACCTGCGCGCCATCGCGCGTTTTGTCCGACGTCGTGCAGCCGTACCAGCCGATGAAGTCGTAGGGCCGCTCAATCCGCGGCGGCTCCAGGAACTGCCGCCCCCGGTACCAATCGGGATAC